CCAAGAACGACCTCGTAATCTTCTGCGGTTGGAATAACTACCGCACCTTGGTTCAAGCCTTTAAGCAAGGAACGAATACAGGTGGTTTGGCAGTATTGTACAACCAAGTTGACCTTGCGAGCCTTGCTAATGGTGAGTTCATCTACCCCGGTACAAACGTCCGTGTCATCGCAGTTCCCGGATTGACTGGAACAAACCGAATCGTTGCATCTTACCTCGGCAACTTCTTCTACGGAACCGACTTGTTAAGCGACGAGGAGCAGTTCTCGATTTTTTATTCGAGGGACAACGACGAAGTACGGAGTATCGCAGCCTTCAAATGCGGGGTGCAACTGGCGTGGCCGGACTTGGTTGTTGACTTCCGCTTGACCTAATGTGTAGGGGGGAGGGAAACCTCCCCCTGCTTTTTTGTTCTCTTGAAACTTAAAACCCAAATACACATATGTCCTGCTCCTTAACAACTGGCTACGCCCTCGGCTGCCGTGATTCCGTAGGTGGAATCAAAACAATTTATGTCCAATCCTTCATCCCAACGGGGTCCTGCAATGCCAACCTATCAGGTGCGGTAACGGGCTTCACGGGGTACGCTTCGGGTGGGTTCTTCGAGTATGACTTGACCAAGGCCACTTCGTCTTTGACGGAAACCTTGAACGCAAGCATCGAGAACGGTTCAATCTACTACACCCCCGAAGTAACCTTCACCATCAACAAACTGCAAGTCGCAGTCCGCAACGAACTCCGCTTGCTGGTCCGCAACCGTGTCATCGTCATCGTCCAAGACAACAACAACCGCTACTGGTTGTTAGGCTCTGCCAACGGCTTGGAGGCAACCGCTGGAACCGCTGGAACTGGTACTGCCTTCGGGGATAGAAGTGGCTACGAGTTGACGCTTACCGGGATGGAACCTGACCCGATGTTCGTGATTGCATCCACAGTCTTTTCACCATCGACTGCACAGATACTCGGTTCGTAGTATCTTCGCATCAGGTTTTCATCACTGAGGTTTGAGAGGGGCAGTCAGCAATGGCTGCCCTTCTTATTTTTACCCCATGAAGATTTGTATCGTTTACAACGCCCATCCAACCGGGTGCAGTTTCTACCGCCTTGAAATGCCGAACGCATACCTTGGCGACAACTACCCGGAATTTGACTATGTGTGCGTTGAGAATATCACCACCATCAGCGACGAGGGATTGAAGTCCATTGACCTGTTCCTGTTCAGCCGGCTTTGGTGTCAGGGGACGATGGAGCAGGTGGAGAACGTCTACAAAGCCCTGACCCAATTCGGGGCCAAAGTCATCCTTGACTTGGACGACTACTGGGTGCTTGAATCGGGCCACATCATGTATCGCCACTATCACCAAACCAAACTCGCAGAGGTCATCCGTAAGCACATCAAATTAGCCGATTGGGTTACCTGTACTACCGAGCATCTTGCTGCCCGCATACGGCCTCTAAATGCGAATGTGAGCATATTGCAGAACGAGCCTTACGAAGCGTATCAGCAATTCATTCCCAACCCCGACGAAGAACCCGACAAGCACCTCGTCAAGTTCGGTTGGTTCGGTGGGGCGCAGCATGGAGAGGACATGGAGATGCTCCGTGAGGGGATGCAGAAACTACGCTGGGACGCAAACCTTGACGGCAAGTACCGCCTCTACCTCGGAGGGTGGAACGACAACAACCCTGTCTATGAAGGCTATGAGAAAATAATCAGCGATCAAGGCAACAACCCGAACTACGGACGCATTCAGGCTGCTGACATCTATTCCTATGTGGGTGGCTACAACTTCGTGAACGTAACCCTTGCACCTTTGAGGGACACCAAGTTTAACAAACTCAAGTCCGAGTTAAAGGTCGTCGAGGCAGGGTGGATGAACAAGGCAATTATCGCATCCGAAACCATCCCCTACACGGACGTAATCAAGCACGGAGAGAACGGGTTTCTTGTTCCTTACAACAAACCCAAGGACTGGTACAAGTATATCAAGCAGTTAATTCTTGACCCCGACCTGCGTAAGGGCTTGGCTGACAACCTCACGGCCGACATCAAAAAGCAGTTCAACGTGGTCGAAACCGCCAAGAAGCGGGCCGAGTTGTACAGGCAGATTGGGCGCAAATTGTGAAATTCGGGGGCATCGCACATTTACAAGCAGATGCTTTACCTGAACCCTGACACGACCAACATCCTGACGGTTACATGGACCGAGCGAGCCAGCACGGGGGACCGCTACATCCTGCGCCTTACGAGCATCGCAAAGAACACCACGACCGATTTCACCCTGCTGAAATCAGCCAACCTTTCCAACTACACGAATCGCTATGACCAATTTTCGCTTGCCGTGGGGTCGCTTGAAACAGGCTCGTATAAGTATGAAGTTTACGATACCAATAGCACGGTTGCCGCTGCTTTGGCGGTCGTTGAAACGGGCTTGGCATTTATACAAACCGCAACGATAGGCTTTAACACCTACGCAAACACAATTACTTACAACACCTTCCTCGCATCCAGCGTGAGGGTATTCGATTCAACCTTTGACTCAACTTTCGCATAATGAGCGTACAAACACGAAGCCAACTCCAAGCGAGTGCCTTAACCATTACCAACGAAACCGCTGCCGGGGCGAACACCGCATCCCGTGTTGGTGGCTTGTTCGACGACCTTGCAGACACCGCAACGCTTGACAGGGAACGGGGCTTTGCGAACCTTTACCTTGATACCGACACGGCCTTTACTCCGACGCAGGGGCAAAGAGTCAAGTTGACAAGTGCGATGAAATCAGGCGTTTTGTCAACCTACAATTTTTCAAGGACCACGACATCGCTGACCTACACCGGCACAACGGGGGCGACCCTTCGCATCGCTGCATCCATGGTCTTGACGCAGGGCAACAACCACCAAATCAAAGTCTACATCGCCAAGAACGGCACAACGATTGACCAGTCAATGACGGAAAACACGACGAGTCATAGCAACGGCCATGCCATTTATACGGAGGCATACGTTACAGGTGCGGTCAACGATGAGTTCACCATCTACATCAACGCAATCGATAGCGGTGCAAGTATCACGATTTCAGCCCTTTCATTCACAGTTCACACGCTATGAGTAATAAATCTACTCAACACTTCACCCAATGGCTTGGGATAGAGCATAAGGTCCCTGTAATGCTGGAGAACCGCTCCGGCAAATACATCACCTACGGCTTTGCGAACGAATACCCCTACTACCTACTTGACAACTATCGCAGGTCAAGCAAGCACAATGCCATCGTCAACGGCAAGGTCAACTACATCATGGGCGGAGGATGGCAGGCAGGGGATGACTTGACCGTAGAGCAGCAGGCCCGCTTCATCAAGTTTTTTGACGGAATGTCCAGCACGGAGGACCTGAACGACATCACCGAGAAACTGGTCTTGGACTTAGAGATTTTCAACGGCTTTGCGGTTGCGGTTACTTGGTCCAAACTTGGGACCATCGCCAAGATGGAACACGTCCCGTTCGAGAAGATTCGGGTGGACAAGGAGGAGAAGATGTTTCAGGTGGCGGACTGGTACAACGACGACATGATGCAGTTGTTCCCCAAGGTCGGGGACATCGAGAAGATTCCTGCATTCGACCCGGAGAATCGCCTCGGTAAGCAGTTGTTTTATTACAGGGTCTATGCTGCTGGCGTGAAGCACTACCCTTTGCCGGAATACATCGGTGGCAATGCTTGGATTGAGGCAGACGTGCAAGTGGCGAACTTCCACAACAACAACCTACGCAACAACTTTTGGGGGGGTTACTTGATAAACTTCAACAACGGCATCCCGACCCCCGAAGAACAGGGCGACATTGAGAGGCAGATTAAACGCAAGTTTTCGGGAACCGACAACGCTGGTCGCTTTGTGGTTACATTCAACGACGATGCAGCCAAGGCCCCGACGCTGGAACCGCTGACTCCGTCCGATATGGACAAGCAGTTCGAAATCCTGAACAAAGCCATCCAGCAAGAGATATTCATCGCACATCGTGTAACGAATCCAGCGTTATTCGGTGTCAAAACCGAGGGCCAACTCGGAGGAAGGACTGAATTAGTCGAGGCTTACGAACTATTCAAGGCGACCTACGTCAACGACCGGGTGCAGAAGGTCGAAAGAATGATAAACTACTTGGGGTCTTTTAACGGTGTGGAAGGCATGGAGTTAATCCCTACAAACCCCATCACGGAGCAGTTGAGCGAACAGGCTCTCCTTCAAGCCATGACCCCAGCAGAACTGCGAGAAAAAGCGGGATTGCCACCGATTGAAATCAAGACCGAATCAAGCGTTCAGGACGTTATCACGGCTATCAATTCACTCTCTCCGTTGGTTGCCAACAAGGTCTTGGAATCCATGTCAGCCAACGAAATTAGGGCCTTGGTGTCCTTGCCTGCAAAGGCAGAGGGTTCGGGTCTTGCAGGAGCAACTGCAGCCGTAGAGATCAGCCCTGAACCTACTGCACCGCAAGGCTTGGCATCAAACGAGAACATCAAGAAGTTGTCAGGCCGTGAGTACCAAAACCTGATGCGTATTGTCAGGCAGTATATGCAGGAAAAAATCACGCTGGAAATGGCTCGGACCATGCTCTCGGCTGGATTCGGTTTATCTGCCCAAGAGATTGACACGATGCTCGGAGTGCAGTCCCAAGAGTTCAGCGAACCGACTTGGGGCGAGGAAGACGACGAAGACTACGGATGGGGCGACGAAGAATTCAAGGTCTTGGAGGTCGTTGCAAGTAAGTTCGGATGTCATGCAGATGATTACCATGTGATGCACTCCAAGCCAATGCGTTTTGACACCAACATCGACGAGAATATCCGCTTGGCCTTTGCCGAACTGGGCGAAGAAGAAGTCGAACTGGACAAGAAGATTGAAGCGTATCGCAAGAAGAACCGGGACGCATCGGTTGAAGAAATGGCAAAGGAGTTCGGGGTCAGCAAAGCCAAGGTCGCCAAGCGAGTCGCCTACCTAATCACAAAAGACCGCTACCCAATCAGTCGGGCCGTGGACAAGATTGCCGAGCAGAACCTTCCAAAGAACGTGAAGGAAGTTGCCGAGCCTGTACTGGAGGTCCGCTACAAGTACGCATGGGCCACGGGATTCAGCAACAAGGACAAAGGATCCAGCCGTGAGTTCTGCAAGGTCATGCTTGACTTAGCCGGGCAAGGCAAGGTTTACACCCGTGAGGACATTGACGGGATTTCTGCAATCATGGGCTACTCGGTTTGGAACAGGAGGGGCGGTTGGTATCACACACCGAGCGGAGTGAATCGTCCCCAATGCAGGCACGTATGGGAGCAGCAGTTGGTAATCCGTAAAGGCAATAAAATCAGCAAGGCATGAAGGCACTATTCATAAGCGAAGAAACGCTACTGGACAATAGCATCATCAACGAGAACGTATCCTACACCCAAATCCGTCCAACGGTTGTCAAGGTCCAAGAGATGCGGATTCAGCCCATCGTTGGCTCTCCGTTGTACGGGGAATTGGTTACGCAGGTCGTCAGCGGTTCAACGTCTGCACTCAACCAAACGCTCTTGGAGGACTACATCCAGCCGGCTATGATTCAGTGGCTTTACTACGAGTTGCCCATGGTCTTAGCGTTCAAGTACATGAACAAAGGCATGGTCCGCAGAACAAGCGAAGAGTCCTCCCAAATGAGCATGGAAGAGATTACCCGGCTAACCGATAAGGTCAAGAACGATGCCGAGTGGTACTCCGAACGCATTACCCGGTACTTGATGGAGAACCGCAATTCATACCCCTTGTGGAACTCGCCTCCGTCTGCTTTGGATACGATTTACCCGAACGCTACGAACTACCGCACCGGGATGGTCTTGGACCGCAACAGGAGGATGGGAATCAGCAACCTTGACTACCCCTACCCTTACGGTCAATTCGGGGCGTGTAACGACTGCTAAGCATGGGAGCGCATAAAAAAAACATACTGAAACTGCAGACTTATGTCATGGATAAAAATCAAGCAAGCCCTGCTGGACCTTGCAAATGCTCATCCACAGGTCAACTCCTTCGGGACGGGCGACCCGCTTGCGGTAGGCACGGACAACACCATCAACCTGCGAACCCCAAGCCGTGAGCGAATCGTCTATCCGCTCGTTTTTGCGGACGTGCAGTCTGCAACTACTGACGCTGGGACTTTGGACCTTGTGGTCGGTGTCTATTTTAGCGACCGGGTGGAGTCCATCAAGCCGATGGGCGGAGTGGTTTCGGGCAGCCCTACGCTGGGTTGGCAGGATAACGAGGACGAGGTCCTAAGCGACCAACTGCAGGTAGCACAGGACTTCATATCAGCCCTCACAAACGACCCAAGCGAGGATTGGACCCTATCATCCAGCGTGAGCCTTACGAGGTTCGTGGAGAGCCGGGACGACCGCACGGCAGGGTGGCAGGCGACGATGACCTTTGAAATCCCCTACGGTCATTCAGTTTGTGAAATTCCGAGTTAAAAGACATTTACAATTAAACGCTAAAAAATGCCTACACCCATATTGCAACAAATGCTCGGACAGGGCGGTACGATGGAGTTTATCAATGGATCCGTTACCGGGAAAAACTACGACTTCCTTGTAGTCAACACCGCTGCCACATTTACAACCCTTACTGGAACTGGAAGTGAGAACCTGCTAACCGCTTACAACTTTTCGGGGGCTTCCATATCCGCTGGCATCGTAATCAGCGGTCGCAATGGCGGCAAGATTACTGCGGTAACTCCAAGCGTCGGTTCGGTTATCGGTTTCACATTCCTGTAAGCAATGCTGATAGGTTACGGCTACGGCTATCCAACCAACCAACTGCTTGGCGGTGGCAATCCGTTTTGGCTTGCATTCAACCAACGTGCAGACGCTGACGGGGCTTTGCCTGCCGAGGCTGCGGTCAATGGATGCCTCCAAACCCGATTCCTTAACTCCTTCCAATCATACGCTTTCTTCGTCTTTTATTCCAACTCTTGGCAGCCGTTTATGCAACGGGCGAATACCGACTCGGCTGACGCTGCGGAGGTTCGCTTCATCAACTGCCTCGAAGTCCGAATGTATAATCTTCTAAACGCATAGCAGATGCCTGCAAGTCCATCACTACTTATTGTCCCTGCTCGCTTTAAGACGGGGAAACTCTACACACAAATCGCTACGACTTCGGCTGGGGTTGTCTTGGCAAGTTCGGGGGACTTCAACGTTACCCGTGCAACGACTGCGACCCGATTCAATTCGGCTGGCTTCATTGAAAGCGTTGCAAGCGGTGTGCCTCGCTTGGATTACTACACCAGCGGAGGAACGGCTGGCTGCC